TATTGGGAGAAAAATATCAGCAGGATATCATCACCAATAGTGGAGAATTTAATCACCCATCCATTTCTTGCGATGGGTGACCAAGACTTTGATTTACTTAGCATTTCCAGATACAGTTTGCGTACCGGTTTGAATGATTTTCTTTGCATCTTCAGCCATGTTCGTATTGAAGGTGGACATCTTCTTTGTATATGTAGTTAAATATCCATCTGTCAATGACTCTAAACAGGCAATAGTGAGTTCATTTATATTTTTTTGTAGTTCAATAGTTTTAATTGCTGCGTTTTCTGTTTTACGCACTACATCATTAAATGTATAAAATGTAGGGAATTGTGGTGTGTTTAATAACATTGTAGTTTCCTTTTGTAGTTGAATTCGTTAATCAATTGCTCTACGTCAGCAGTATTTTTTGGATTGTGTGCCGAGATATATTGTTCTATCTCAGAAATTTGTGGTCTTGTGAACCAGTCTATCAGTTTGTGTAGCATTGCTTCCTCCTATACTATTATATAGTATTTTGGTAGGCAATTTATGTTGCAAGGCACAATTTTTTAGGTCTTTTTCAGGTGATCTTTTCTGATTCTACAAGAAACCCACTGGTTATAGTACTGGTCACTCAATAGTGCGTGTCGTGCGAATATCTCCGCCGTCTCCCAATATGCACATTCCGATTTTGATTTGCATAGATGCAGGATAGTCCTTTCGAATCTATCTGCTCCTAGTTCTTTTACTTCTGCTTTAAGTGTTTCGTTGGAGCCGTAATAGGTTTCCCAGTCGGACGGCTTTCTGATCTTTTTTCTTTTTCCTTTGACTTGACGGTAACCAGCTTTACTAAAGTATTTGCGTCCAATGTATCGTCTCCCTGTATCTAGATTTTCGATCATGTAAACAAATCCCACGTTGTCTCCAATGTGGGATTCATCGAATTCATCTAAACCATGCTCATAAAGCCATGTCATTCATCATCCTCATCATCCTCATATGCATCATCTGGTATGTGCATATATTCACCACAGAATGGACATTGTGATGGATCCGTTTCAGTATCCTCTGGTTCATAACGTATACTGAACTCCGAACCACATGCATCACAAGTATGATCTATATTCACCATAATTATCCTTTACATTTTAATTTCTTTTGTTGTGTAACATTGCCTAAGTCTGCTGCCCAGATTGGTGGTTTAGCATTCTTGTCTACACCTTTAGGAACTGGAAATGTGATACCAGTCTTTTGTTCAACGTCAGCAATGGTAGTTTGTACCAATGAAATATCTGTTGGTTGTGATTCTTTATGATACATGACAAATGCCAATGCTTCATTGGTTTGTGTATCAATCACAATCTTAAACAATGCAAGTGGTACCACTACTTGATTTTGTCCAATTTTCTTACTCTTGGCTACATCGTATATATCGCCTGGGATTACAATCAATGTGTGGTTACGCTGTACTGCCCATGCACGGACATTGGATTCAAGTTGTTTCCATACACCACGATTCAAATTAGGAAGTTGTGGTGACATGTTAGACATCAAGAATGATTCCCACTCTACTTGCTGATTATATGATTGGTCACCATCTGGTACTAAGTGTCCTTGGTCATATCCTGTACCAGCATAATCTTGTGGTGTTGCACGTTTACTTGGTGGTAGTGATAGGTCAGCGACAAATGCATTGGTTCTTTCTACGCATCCCAATGCTGATTGTGCATTGATAGCATATGATGCCCATACCGGTATCTTTGCTTGATTGTCATGCATAGTTAAATAACCACTACGACAAATTACTGTGGCATCTGGTTTTGTTACTACTGGCATTCCATATGGTGCGTGGACTGCACAATTTTGAATTGGTAGTGGTGGTTTCTGTTCCCATGCTAATACATTATGTGCTGCAAGTAATAGAACTAAACTAATAATCTTTTTCATACTCTTTCCTTACATATCTGGTTATATACATCATTTCTTGCTGTTGTTGGAGTCAACATTTCAACCGTGTATGCACCAAATTCGTGCGATCCTCTGAAAATTAATGTATCATCTGCATCCACATACCACTCAAACAAAATATACAGATTGGCTTCTTGACAATTTAAAACTCCGTAAGTATATATCTTGCTTACTTCTGCTTTAATTGCTTCACTATAGTATGGCTTCTTGTATAATGTGGCAGCATGAAATTCATACATGTCCTTGTGCTCTTTCATCATTCCTTTTTCTAGGAACAATAACCAGTCGGCTCTCTCTGCTCCGAGAACCCACTCACTTTGGACAAATGGAATTTTAGTTTGGCCGTTTTGTATTTCTACAAAAGGTAAACGATATTGTTCTGCTGAATATACTGGCAATACCATTAATACTGCCATTACAAAAAATAATAGGCGTTTCATGGATTACTCCTTTAAATGCCTATTTAGATCGAATTTTATCTAGTGCTTTGATTTGTTTATACTTATCATACTTGTCCCAATAATGGCATACAACAAATATAAAAACGACTATTGATACAGTTAATGCATAAAACTCCCAAGAACCGACTTTTACCATTTTTTAAGCGGGCAAGTGACTGATTCTATTCGAACTTTTAGTGGCATAAAGCATCCACATTCCTTGCATAGTCTTATAATTGATAAACTATCACATTCCCTGCAAATGTCATATCTTGCTTTAGCCAGAGGTATTTCATCGGTTTCTGCTTCAGTTTTCCTGAAGGATTCATCGTCTATAACCAATCATATTCTCCTTATTCAAGTGTGCCAATTTTAAGAGTATGAATACTTGTATCCAAAACCAACCTATATCGAATTCATACCATTTACTACTTAGTTTTGGACTTGCAGGAGATGAATGATGATTATTGTGTAGTTCCTCACCACCAACAACTATACCCCAAGGAACTATATTACGTGCTTTGTCTTTAGTCGCATAATTTCTATAACCAAACCAATGACCAATGCCATTGATTACACCTGCTGCCCAGAATGGTATCCATGCCATCTGTATCAACCAGATTACAATACCCCATCCATTAAACAATAATGTGTTTAACATCAACAATAGTAGAACACCATGCACTTCAAATTTACTGTAAAGATTTTGTTCTATCCAATCATCAGGTGTACCAACACCATACTGCTGAACCATATCTTTATCTTTCGATGCATTGGTATATAATAACGCACCACTAAGGAATACTTTCCATATTCCAAATACATGTGGTGAATGAGGATCCCCATCTATATCAGAGTAACGATGGTGCTTACGATGAACTGCAACCCATTCCTTAGTGACCATTCCAGTTGTTAACCACAACCAGAATCGCATGAAATGAGTTATAACTGGATGAAATGTAACTGCCTTATGTGCCTGTCCTCTATGTAAAAATAGAGTAACACAAAGGATTGTTATGTGGGTTGCTACTAATAGATAGATTATTTCCATCTATTATATAGTTAGGTCTACAAGATTGTTTTTGAATATAGTCCAGCATTGTTCCCATGTCCATATGCCAGATGCTTGTTTGACTAGTTTACGATCCATTTCTAAACAAACCATAATTGCTTTGTGTAGATTATTATCCATATGTCCTGTGAATTCATCAATGACATCCAATGGTCCATCTACTGGATATGCTGCAACTGGTGTACCTAAACTCATTGCTTCAATCATTACAATACCAAACGTATCTGATTTGCTTGGAAAACAGAATACATCGGCTCTTGCATAACTGTTGGCTAACTCTGATCCTTGCTGATAACCTAAGAATTTTACCTTAGGATATTTTTCTTCTAGTTTCTTTCTGTATGGACCATCACCAACAATCTCAATATCATACGTGTCCTGCATCACGCACAATGCATCGAGGTTCTTTTCTTTTGATACTCGACCAACATATAATACAATAGGTCTTTCACCATAATCATATTGTTTCGTTTGTTTCAGTTTATTTCTGTCAACACCTCTAGTCCATGTAACCATTGGACCAGTGAAACCTTTACTCTCCAACTCTTTCTTCATCGATCTTGTATTGACCAACAACTTACCTGAATGTTTATGAAACCAACGAAGATATGCCCATGTGATAGGCATAGGAATGTGATAGATTGCTTTTAGAAATTCAGGGAATTTAGTATGGTAAGAAGTATTGTAGCGATAACCCCGTTTGTCAAGGTAAAGTCTAGCACACAAACCAACAGGACCTTCGGTGGCGATGTGTATATAATCCGGAGATATCTCTTTAATCTTTTTGCCAATGTCCCACGGAAAGGCAAGTTTAACTTCAGGGTAGCCTGGGCAACTAACATGTAAGAACTGAAGGGGAGTAAGGTATACAATAGTATAACCGTCCAAAATCGCATGTTCTTCCATGTTTTTGAAAGTAACCACAACACCGTTGATTTGGTCTGGTACATTGTCTGTTATAATTAGGATTTTCTTTGACATGATGCCTCAATTTTAAAATTCTTAAACTTTACCCAATATGATAAACTAGATTTTGCGTGTTCGCAAGTTTGTTGGTCAGGAAACTCCATCGTCATTCTTGCGGGTTGATCGCTTGGATCGTTTAGGTGGACTGCTATCAATATCATCAACCACATTATCGCTCTCCTGTGTCCATGTGATTATTTCCCATCGACCATCGTGATGCTCAACTAATGCTGTACATGATTCAACCCAATCACCATCATTCATATAAGATACACCATCTATTTCTTTTATCTCTGCTTTGTGTATGTGACCACAAATAACACCATCGTATCCT